CGCGGCCCCGCTCACGTTTCAGATCTCGCCCGACGGTGGCACGACCTGGCAGGAGCTGTACGACGGCGCGGGCAACGAGGTGACGATCGAGGCCGGCGCGGGGCAGTACGTCATTCCGCTCAATGTGCCCTCGTATCTTTGGCGGGGAATCAACATGGTGCAGGTTCGCAGCGGCACATCCGGCACGCCGGTCAATCAGGCCGCGGCGGCAATCGTCAACCTCGTGACACGATCGGAAATGCTGTGATTGCTCCCCATGCCTTTCTGCACGCCGGGCCGGCCGTCCTGCGCCTGGCCCGCGCCGCGCCGCCGGCGTCAGGGGCGCCGGTCCGCGGGAGCCGCGCCCTGCTGGTGAGGTGCCGTGCGGTGCTGGCGACGGCGCACGCCGACCAGGCGGAGGATCTCGCGGGCGAGTCCCGCGGTCGCGTCCTGGCGCGGCTGATCTCCGACATCAACGCGGCCCTGCGATGATCGGCAAGGGCTACCTGACGCGCGACATGCCGTCGCCCGGACGCAAAGTCGAGAGGGCGAGCGATGCGCACCACGCTGGCGGTGACAACCGAGCCGACCGCGGAGCCGGTGTCGATCGAGCTGTTCAAGCAGCACTGCCGGATCGACAGCAACGCGGACGACGCCCTGTTGCCGGGCTACCTGACGGCGGCGCGGGTGATGGCGGAGGGCTACCTTAGCCGCGCGCTGCTGCCGCAGACCTTGCTGTGGACGCTGCGGCCGGAACGCATGCTCGACCGCGACCAGGGCCGGTTGCGCGGCGTGCTGGAGCTGCCGCGCGCGCCGGTCCAGTCGATCGCTGCGGTGACCATCCTGGACTGGGTGGGGAACGCCACGACGATCGCGGCGGCGACGCTGCCGATCGTGCCGCCGGCGCCGATCATCGGCTACGTGGCGGACCTGCAGCTTGATCCCGCGACGCTGCTGATCGGGCCGGAGACGGTGCTGAGCGGCGGCTCTGCGCTGCGCAACACCAGGATCCAGCACGTCCAGGTGTCGATGGTCGCGGGCTATGCCAACGCGGCCGCGGTCCCGTGGCCGACCGCTGTGGCGATCATGATGACGGCGGCGTTCCCCTACGAGCACCGGGGCGACGCCGGCGGCACGATGCCCGAGGTCGCGACGTGGCTGCTCGACCGCACCCGGCTGCAATTCCTCGGCGCGTAGGGAGGGCCCCCCGTGAAAATCCAGCATTACGACTCGATTCCGCACACACCGGCGCTGCGCCTGGCGGTCCGCTGCTGGCACGATCTGCTGGAGGCCGGCCACATCAGCGACGGCGGCTGCGCGGTCGGCTGGGACCATAAGGCGATCGTCGCCTTTGCCGATGACGGCACGCCGATCGGCGTCCTCACCTGGGTTGACCAGGGGTGGGCCAACGAGGTTGCCGCCCTGCTCGGCTATGTTGTGGCGGCGCACCGCATGAAGGGCGTCCAGACCGCGATGTGGAACGCGCTGGTCGAGAAGGCGATCGAGCTGAAACGACCGGTGATCAGCGCCAGCATCGCACTCGACAATTTTGCGTCGCGCGCGGCGATGGCCGCGAATGGCGGTGAGGAAACCAGCGTCAACGCGCGATTCCGCGTGCCAACCGCGTGATGTCGGACAGGCCTGTACCGAACCTCGGGCCGGACCCGAACGCGGTCCGGATCGGCGCGCTGCGCTGGTTGGTCGTGCTGGCGACCCGCGAACAGGCGCCGGACCCGGACAGCCCGGGCTTCCTGGAAACCCTGGCGGAGATGCAGCCGGTGCGGGCGGACGTGCAGCCGATCGGGACGGTGACCTTCTACGCGGCCGAGCAGGTCGATACCCCGTTGACCCACCGCATCGTCATTCGCTGGCTCGATTGGGTCGATACGACATGCGTCGTGTTCCGCACCACAACCCGGCCCGACAAAAGCAAAATGGTCGAACGGTTCCGGGTGCGCCGGACGATGGCGATCGACGGCCGCCAGCGGTTCCTGCGCATGGATTGCGAGCTGGAAAAGAGGACATGACGGCCTGATGGCTTCCTCCGGTCATGACAACGTCGGTCTGCGGATCACAGTCCCGCCAGGCTGGACGATCGTCGCGGGCAAGCAGCAGCTCAGCAAGGTCATGGGGGCCGCTGCTACCGAGGTTGCGGCCAAAGCGCGGGCGATGATCCGCGCCGGCGCCCGGAAACGGGCATCGCAGCCGGGCCAGCCGCCGCACAGCGTCACCGGCGCACTCGCGCGGTCAATTCGGGGCCACGCGTGGCGGGATGGTGAGGGCGCAACGATCCGCGCCTCCGAGTACTACGCCTATTTTCTCTCGCTCGGCGCGAAGGGCGGCGGCGGCGACACCTCGCGGTGGGAAAACTTTACTGTTAGTCTTGAGAAACGAAGCCGCAAATACGGGTACATTCTCGGGCAGCGGAGTCGCATGAAGCGTAGCGCGGTCTCGCGGACGCGCGTCCTGTTGCCACGCCCGTTCCTCGGGCCGGCGCTCGACCAGGTCATCGCGAGCGGCCTGGCCGACCGGGTGCGCGACGCGGTGATGAGCGGCCTGAAATTCCAACGAGGCAAGAAATGACGGCGCTGGCGGTCAGACCTGGTCTGGTTCCGATGCCGCGCGCAGCGGGCCGGCGCATCCATCCGGCGGTAGATCTCCTGGCGCGCGTCGAGCGCAGGTTCGGGGCAGACCCGAAGGTGGCCCTGGATCGCGCGATGCTGATCGTCCAGCGGCTGATCGAATGCGGCCACGTCGCCGGCGTCATGGACGGCGCGGTGCCGCGGGCACTGCCGGCCGAGCCCGCCTCGGAAACCGCGCCCGCACACCCGCCTGGCTGATGGACATCTCGCTGGTGATCGCGCAGCTCCGGGCATACTGCCCGGCGCTGGGGCGCCGCATTGGCGGCGCGGCCGACTTCGACAAGGGCATCGAGACGGTCGTCGCGATCAAGGACCCCGTCACCGGAAAATTCGCCTACCCGGTCGCCGTGGTGATCCCGCTGGAGGATGAGGCGGCCAGCAACGACCTGATGGACGGCGTCGTCCAGGTGGTCACCGAGACCGTCGGCATCATTGTCGAGTTCGACGCGACGGCGGACCGGCGCGGGCAGGCCGCGGTCAGCCAGGTCGAGGCGATGAAGTACGCGCTTTTCGGCGCGGTGCTGAATTGGCTGATCGACCCGAACCGCGGCGCGCGCGGCCTGTATTACGCCGGCGGCGAGCTGCTGGATTTCGACCGCGCCCGGCTGTTCTGGATGTTCCGGTTCAGCTTCGACGCCACGATCACCGACGCGGACGGCTTCGTGGCGAGCGGCGATCCGCTGACCAGCGTCATCGAGACAATTCAGCCCGACGATCCGATCAAGCTCGCAGCGCCGATCGTCGCCGAGCAAGCGGTCGGCGGCACGGTCGCTGTCTGGGGCGGCTTCGCTTGGGATGATGGAGACGTTTGGGAATGACGATCGCGACCGGCGACGAAGCACTCGCGGCCGATGTCGCGACCGTGCAGGCGAACGCGGCCTCCGCTCTCATAGCGGCAGGAACGGCGCTGGCGAACTCGGCCACCGCGCTTTCGAATTCCGTCGCGGCGCAGGGCTCGGCTGCTGCTGCTGCCGAGCTTGCGGCTGTCGCGCTGTCGGTGCCGGCGCTGGACGTGGTTTCATCGGTGACATCGACCGACACCGTGCCGATCGGCCAAGGGGGCAGCACCGTCGCGGTGACCCTCCAGACGCTGCTCAACCCGGAGACGATCGACCTGCTGGCGACGGCCAATCCAGCCTCCGATACCGACACCTTCCCGAGCGGCCAGGGCAGCAACGTGCTGCTGCGGCAGACCCTTGCCGGGGTTTGGTCGCTGATAGCGTCGCACCTTCCCGACTATCACCAGCCCGTGGTGGAGCTGACCGCAAACACCAACCTCGACGGCTCGACGCACAACAACCGGCTGTTGATCTGTAGCCAAGGCGTGACGATCACGCCGACCGGCACGATGGGGAGCGGCTTCGTCTGCGACGTGGTGAACGTGAGCGGGTCGAATGTGACCCTCGGGGCCGGGATCACCACCAGCAACGCGGGGAATGTCCTGCCGACCGGCGAATCCGCGCGGATCTGGTCGGCAACCTATAGCGGCGGCACGGTGAATTTCGCCGCGCTGTCGGCCGGCAGCGGCGGCGCCGCGCCCGCCACGCCGGGCCAGGTCACCGCGCTTGCCGCCTCCGGCGCCACATCCTCGACCGTGACGCTGTCCTGGACGGCGCCGGGCAGCGGCGGAACGCCCACCGCCTACACGGTGAACTACGCGGTGCACCCGGTCGGCAGTTGGAGTTCGGCGACGACCAGCGCCAGCGGATCTCCGTTCACGGTGACCGGCCTTTCGGCCTTGACTTCGTATGACTTCGAGGTGATCGCGACCAACAGCGGCGGCAGCGGCACGGCGTCATCGACGGCCACGGCATCGACGGGCGCGGCCAGCGCGGCGCCCGGTGCACCGACCAACCTGGCGGCGAGCACCGCCACCAGCAGCACGATGGCGCTGACCTGGAGCCTGCCGGGGAGCGGCGGCACGATTTCTGGCTTCTCCGCCTATTACAAGCTGCACTCGGGGAGCACCTGGTCGCTGGCGACGGCCGGCCTGGCCTCGACCGCGACCAGCTACACGGTGACCGGTCTCGCGTCCGGCACCTCCTACGATTTCTATGTGGCGGCGAACTCGGCCGGCAACGGCAGCACGGCATCGAGCACGGTGACCGCATCGACCACCTCGATCGCGGGTCCGAACGCGGTGACCGCGCTCGCCGCTGGCACTGTGACCAACTTCACCGTGCCGCTGTCGTGGACGGCGCCGGCGATCGACGGTTCGCACGGCGCCGCCGCAACCTACACGATCCAGTATCGCATCGACGGCTCTTCGAATTGGGCGACCGCGGCGAGCGGGATTGCGACCGCCTACTACACCGTGGCGGGCCTGATCGCCGGGCTGGAGTACCAGTTCAACGTGTTCGGGGTGAACGCGGCTGGCAGCGGTTCGGGCACGACCGCGACCGGCACGCCGGGGCCGGCGCTGGGCACCTTCACCTATTGGGGCACGGGTGGCTATCCGAGCGCCTCCGTGACGCACGGCACGACGGGGGCGATCGCCACCTTCACGACGAGTTCCTCGGTTTCAACCGCGAGCTTCGGCTGGTCGGCGACTCAGGTCGATCCGCCGGCGACGTTGGAGGCGATGACGTTCCTCAACGGGAACCCCCTGGTCTACGGGTCCTACTCGGCGAACATGCCGGCGTCGGCCGGCACCTGGTACGGCTGGATGATCTTCTATGACGGCAGCGGCGACGCGGTGTTCGCCGTGATCGCGACGACCGGTCAGACGATGCAGAACAGCACGCCGATCACGGCCGCCGTCACCGCGACATGAGCGTTTTCCAGGCCACGCCGGGCAGGTCGCAGGGCCTCGGCGCGGGCCAGGTATTGCTGGCTAGCCCGCTGTCCAGCGGCGTTGCGCCACCGCCTCCCCCGGTCCTCTCGGCGACGCCGGGCAGCATCACGGGGCTGTCTGGATGGTGGGATGGCGGTGCAGGCGCCAACATGATGAACGCGGCCGGCGTGCCCCTTGCGAGCCTGTCGGGCGGCTCCGTGGCTTCCCTGACCGACCTGTCCGGGTCGAGCCGCGCGATGGTGCCGACCATCCCGGTGCAGGGTGCGCCGCGCATCAACGTCCTGCTGGGCGGGGCGGGCCTCCCCACCGCGATGGCCGCCGGCGCGGGCCTGGCGCCGTTGCTCGATCCGCGCGTCGGGTTCGCTGTGAACGGTCTTTCGATGGGATCGGGCAGCTCCTGGACCCGATATCTGGTCTGGACCCGCCCGAACCTGCGCGCTGCAACGATCTATGACGCCGATCCGGTGGCGCTGCTGACCATCGCCTCGACCGTGGTGCTGGCGCTGGACAGCGTCGTCGCCGGACGCCTCGTGCTGTTTCCCGGCGCGTCGCAGTCGGTGCTGTCGGTCACGATGGCGCGCCGGCACACGCACAACGTCATCCTGCGCTACACCGCCGGCACGGGAGTCGATGCGTGGCTGGATGGCGTCAAGGTGGCGAGCGCTGTCGCGAATCCTCTGCCGAGCAGCAATGCCGGAACCCTCACCT